CTTCACATATCTGTTATCGCTGACTTTGATCAGCTCATATGATTTGCCATTTAACTCAGTAATCTCATCTTCAAGTGCCTTTCCCTGTCTTGCATCCAGTGCATATCCTGCTTCTGTTGTAAGAAGATTATTGATCACATTCGCATTATTCAGTTTCTTTCCATCCAGTACCTTTCCCTGGTATCCATCCAGAACAGTACTTCCGGCTGATGCTGTTGTCAGGTTATTGGCTACTGATCGGAATGCAGACGTACCGAGATCTTTAAAGTACTTTGCGATTTTTCCAAGTATCGTCCCGAATTTCTCATTGCTTATGATATTTTCTCTTGTACTTGCCGTTGTAAATGCTACCTGAGCATTTGCATCTACAGTCCCTGTCGGACCTTGCGGACCGGCGGGACCAGTTGGTCCCGTGTCTCCTTTCGGTCCGGTTGCTCCGGTCGCTCCAGTCGCACCGGTTGGTCCCTGCGGTCCGGTTGCGCCTTTTGCGCCCTGTGGGCCTTTCAGGTTTCCGGTATACACCCATTTTGCTACAGATGCAGCACCGCCAACTGTACACCGGTATGTATTTCCTGTTGATGTGTTCAGATAGTTATCATTTACAATGGCGTCTGTGATTCCTGATCCGGAAAAGATTGTCGCCGTTGTACTTGTTCCGGTGATTGCCGTTCCCTGTGTCCAACGGCTTCCTCTTGTTCCTGTGGCTCCTGTAGGTCCTACGACCTGTCCTAAATCAATCTGTCTTGTTGCCATTGTATCTCCTCCTAGTTTGCATATACTGCAATTAAATGACCGTTCTGGATTTTAAATGTTGGGGTTTCTCCATCTTTGCCTGCTGCTCCGGTGGCTCCTGTCGCTCCAGTTGCGCCCTGTGGACCAGTTGCTCCAGTATCTCCTTTTGCCCCCTGTGCACCGGTTGTTCCTTTTAAACTTCCTACGTATACCCACTTAGCTGCTGCCGCTGCTCCTGCAACAGTACAACAATACGTATTGCCTGTGGATGTATTCAGATACATATCATTCACCAGTGCATCTGTGATTCCTGTTCTTGAAAAGATTGTCGCCGTTGTACTTGTTCCGGTGATTGCAGTTCCTGCATTCCAGCGGCTTCCTCTTGTTCCAGTCGCTCCGGTTGCTCCCTTATCTCCAGTTGCTCCCTTATCGCCTTTCGGTCCCTGTGGTCCTGTCATACCGGTCGCACCAGACAAATCAGTGATATATGCATAGGCTGATTTTCCTTTCACGTACAGCTTTGCGTTATCTGCATCGTTTACATTTCCAGTATCGATCATAACGAACTGTCCTTCTTTCACTCCGTCCGTTGAAAAGCCAGAATTCATTGCAGATACGGAAGCGAATGTCTTTGCAATCGCAAATGCATCTCCTTTGTCTCCCTTATCGCCTTTCACCCCCTGCGGACCTGTAGCACCTGTGGCTCCAGTGGCTCCTGTCGCTCCAGTTGGTCCCTGTGGGCCTGTCGCTCCTGTATCTCCTTTGTCTCCTTTAGCTCCTTTCATGGACTGGATATACTGTGCTTCTGTCTTTCCTGCGTTTCCTGACTGCGCAAGCCATACCTGATAGGCTGATTTACCTGTTGGGCCTGTTTCACCCTGTGGTCCGATAATTGATCCTAAATCTACCTCTCTTGCCATGTTTCTTTCCTTCCTTTCTTTGTTGAAAAATTTTTATAATAAAAAGCACCTGTCGTAACAAGTGCTCTCTATCCAGTAAGTTATTCATATTTTACAATCAGATGACCTTCCCTGATTTCAAATTCCGGCGGTTTCCCGTCTTCCCCTTTCAGGTCTGCCAGCGGAATCAGCTCTTTCCATTCATTCTGATCTGTATACCTCCACTGGATCGACGTGCCATCATTCCTGATTTCAATTTCTTTTCCTGCTGCCGTCTCCATCCGGACTCTGTTTCCGACAGGTGTATCACCTGACAGTAATTGTAATTCTCCGTCGATGACAGTCATATTGTCTGCTTTTTTTCAAGTGATTCCAGTACCTGACGCAGAAGGTCCTTGCCTGATGGTGTGCTATAATCTCCTGGCTGTTCTCTCTTTTTAACTGGAAGTTCAATAATTCTGACAGTTTTCCCGCTCATCGCATCTGCAATATACACATATGCAATCAAGTCTTTTCCAACTTCCAGCAGTTTGTCCGGGATATCTGCAAGGATCCTGTTTTCTTCTATAGTTGCAATACAGATCTCTGCTTTTGCACTGCATTCTTTTACAGCAAAATGAACCTCTGCATGGTCGATTCCTTTCAATCCCTCTATCTGCAGTATCTGTCCATAATCCCACTGTACCAGTCCACGTGCTTCTGTCTTACGCACATTTTCTTCAAACATCGCTCTAATCATGTTGTCACCTCATCCAGTATATATACCAACCTGCCCTCTACAATCTTCAACGGCGGAGCTGGATCAGATCCATTATAGGTAAGTAACAGGTGACCGCTTTCCACCGACATGGCAAAAATCCCCGGATCCAGTGATGTTATCGCAGCATTAGCATCTCTGCCTGGTGGTCCCACTGGACCAACCGGACCGGTATCTCCTTTTGGCCCCTGCTCTCCGTCTTTTCCTGGTATGCCCGGAATCCCCTGTTCTCCCTGTGGTCCTGTCGCACCCGTTGGGCCTGTGAAGTCACCATTCTGAAGCTTTTCCTCTAATGTCTGTTTTATCTGCTCTGCGCCCTTTGCTGCATCCTGTGCCCGCTGTGTAGCTTCTTCCATTCCTTTGATAAACTTATCAATCCATCCTGCCTCGTTTTCGCTTTCCGGAACATCACCTTCCACGAAATTTCTTTTGACCTCTATCGGCTGCTCAAAAGTTACCAAAGTGTCCTCTCCTTTAGTAATTTCTAACTGAAGCAGACTTCTTCCTGTTTCTGCCAGCATCTGATCTTTTACAATAACACGTACCGTGTTCTCAATGATCGGACACGCATTATATGTTGCTTTCTTCGATGGTTTCAGAATAAAAACCTTTGCAGATGCATCTTCCGGTATTTCATAATCCATGAAATGAAAATAGATGGGAAGTGCATTCGTACCTCTTACATAATGAATTGGGCTCTTGATCCTGTCTTCCAGCACATATACATTACGTTCAATATAATTCATTCTCTTTCTTTCACCTCTGTTCTATCCTGGTATCCATTTGACTATATACAGGCCTTGCACCGGTGCAATGTTCCCGCCCGGATAGCGGAGAACATACTGCCACGGGAAGTTATAGTAACCATGTACATGAATTTCAGCCCCCGTCTGGTCTCCGGTCTGTCCTCCTGTGATTCCACCTAATTCATTTTGTGAAGCTCCTACCAGCTGTCCATTCCCTATGAACATTTCTGTATGGCTTCCTGGTTTCAACAGGACATCTCCTCTTATCAGACCAGATCCAGTGGACAGATTCACCTGCGATGTAACATCTTCAAATCCTGCTGAAAGAAATACACTGTACATCGTTCCTGTAGCCGGTGTATATCCTGGTCTTGTGTTAAGTCCCGCATTGTAATACGCCCAGCAAAGAAGAGACGAACAATCATAATCCGGTCCATCCCTGTGTGCCTGATCGTATCCGTGACTGTCATCCTTTGCGATTGCCACCGCCCACTCAACAGCCTTTTCTATAATCCGACTTCCTGTAGCGTATTTTTTCAGATATTCATACCATTTTCTTGCTGCACTGCGTCTTGCAGATTCTACCTCAACGCCCGCGCGTTCAAAGTTCTTAAGGAAAGCGCTGGCCAGATATTCTGGTGTCTCTGTGCTACTCTTGAACTGCGCCCATGTCATACTGTAGGAACTCGTTGCTATCCATTGACCGGAAGATGCTGAAAGAGTATCAATCCAATGCAACTGTCCAACCGGATCTGTGATTGCATATCCATTGGATTTCGCCCAATCGGTATAATTCGTTGCCGGTGTCCATTGAACCAGTCCAAAGCCGCCGCTATAGTTTCCTTCATTCAGACTCTGCCAGAGTCCGGGGTTAATGTTGGACTCCTTTTCCATATTTCCAAGGATGCCCCCGATTGCATTCAGTGTCCAGCCTTTTCCAGCGAAATACTTATACACTTCAAGGGCGTTGCCCTGCATCTGAGATTCCGAAAGATAATTGTTGCTTATTGTCCAGCTCATCAGAAACTACCTTCTTTCGTATTTCCACCTACAACATGTCCATTTTGGATATCCAGATACGTTCCGTCTGAATATACCGCTCTTCCTGTCTTTGTTGACTTCCCGCCGACCTTAAGTGATCCGCAGGAAAGTGATACTTCTCCTACTGCATTGATTGAGATCTTCCCTTCATTCGTAATCAGGATACTTGCATATTGTCCACCGTAAGACTGTATACTCATACCATTATCCTGATAGTGCATAATTCCTACTGTCTCGCCCTTGGTGTTCCTTATAAAAATAGATCCGTTACTAATCAACACACCGCCGTTAGATGCATGATCTACAACAATGCCCTGATTTGTCAGAGCCAGAACCACATTGCCATTCGCATCGAGTACTTTTGCGGTTCCATCTCCATTGTCTTTTCCTCCAAGAATCAGCGTTCCTCCCTTGATTCTGTCTGCCAGCATCGTTCCAGCTACAATAAAATCTGCATAAAAGCCCTGACCAGTTCCGAAGGTAGTCCACTTCCAGTCCCTTCCATCTGCTGTACGTTCTGATGCAATCTCGAATCCGAGCGTTCCCAGGCACATTGCTCCATAGGTCGGAGATTCTGAATCCAGATCTTCAAACAATATCGCCCGGACTGGCTGTTTCTTCGCAATCGTAGACTGCGCTTTCAGCTGTGCTTTTACCCCATTGATGATTCCCTGAACCTGCTGCCCGATCAGCGTTCCATCGGAACGGATTGCCTGGTCAACACGACTCATAACAGAAGACACATCATCGAGGAAATTATACTGGAATTCTCCCAGCGTCACGGAGGTCAGCTTGTTTCTCACAGCATCCCACTCCAGTTCAATCACTCTTGCATCCGACAAGATTCCTAATTTTGAATGTTTACAGTGAACTGTATCTCCAAGTGAAACCTTTTCCAGTTCTTTCACATCTTCATACAATTCCGTATTCTGTAAAAGCTCCATATCTGCCTCGATTGTCACCTTTGGCTTGTCCACATCTAACTCAAACTGTTCCCTGCATTTCTTTTTCAGGGCTTCTTCCAGCTGTTCCTGTGTATCACAGATAATCGTTCCATTTTCTTCGTCATCTTCTCCTGCATCCACACGCATCTTAACATCCTCAAACGTCATCACGCCGTAGCGTACTGTCGGATATTTTCTGATCAACGGAGAGTCCACCCAGGGGTTCTCCCCTTCGATCATGTAGCCATTGTACGATTTTGGAACAATCCTCGTGACCACATCCTTCATGTCCACCGTTTCGGAAAATCCATCTTTCACGATATTTTTTCCATACAGCACTTCTACGCCATAATCACCGCCGACTCTCTCATCAATCGTAACATTGTAATTATCATATAGAATCTCTCCACCCCAGCGATTAACAAAAGAATTCTCATCACTTCCATTAATCGCTTCTATCAGATTCTTCATCTGATAATAGGCAGTCGATAACGTTTTAATATCTGATTTTGCCTGATATTTGTGGTTTGGTGCTGTCATCAGATCCAGAGCATCCTGGCCATTCTTATCCGTTGGTCTGATGTCCAACAGGAAGCAATCCTCTTTTGCATCGAAAAAAACAGGCATAAGATCTGCACTTACACCTGAATCTTTTTTCTCTTTATTAATCACACGGAAAAGCTGTTCCCCATTAAATGATGGCATCTTAATTACCGCATTGTCTACGATATACCTCCAACGCCCTTCCGGATCGATTGGATACTCTATCGTTGCCGTCCACTCTCCATTCAAGATCACATGAATTGTAGCTTCTTCCGGAAATAATGTCATATTTCCGTTCTGTTCATATTCCGTATTTTCCGGATTATAAATCTGAATCATAAGCGCCTCCAGTTCGGGATAATCTTTAATTCAAATCCCTCTGTAATTGTCACGCTGTTTTCCCCTTCCTGTAAGAAGAGTTCTTCATAATCGCCAGATATAGCCGTATTGCTTAATGTTCCATCTTCTCTGTAGGCAAGTTCCCGCTCTGTATCGATCACAAGATTCTGTCCTACGTTTGCAGTCATGTGATTTCCATTGACTACAAGATCACACTTTCCTTCTCCATATATCTTATAGACCGGACAGGAAATCTCATAAGGATTCCACCCGACATCCTCTATCGAGTGTTCATTCTGACCTTCCACCAGATAACGCAGACCATTCTCTGTAAGGAAACTTGCACTGAAATTTCCAATTCTTGCAGTGGTATGTTCTGCTTGATCCAGCTCTACTTTCATAATCTTATAGAAGCAGGATGGATCAGACCCGAAACTCAGGTGGCTGTTCCTTTCAGATAGCCACTTCTGTATCTGTCCCCACCGGTCAATCCACTGTTCTTCCTTTCCGATCCAGTTGAAATCCACCTTGATCTCAGTAGATTCATATCCTCCATCCAACAGATATAAAGTTCCATCCCTCCCGGCAATCTCCACAGAAGAAGCTTTTTTCACTGCCGGTGGAATGGTTGGCAGATTCTTGGCATAGACCCCAAAGTTTGATCCTGGGATTCCATTATACTCAACCTCCATCATCATACGCCGGCAGCTCCTTTCTTCCACTTAATATTCTGTGACATTTTCTTAATGATTGCATCAACCAGAACATCTGCCAGTTTCTTGTCTCCCAGCTGAATCTGATTTTCAATTACCAGGGACATCTCTGATAGTGCTTCTGCAATCAGCTGTGCCAGTGCATAGTTGTTCGCCTGCATTTCGTCCCGGATATAAGTCTTCAGCAGATCGATTGGAAGTACCGCCTCTTTCCCTGCTTCACCGCCTCCCAGGGCTGTATTGCCATTCATTCCGAAAATCGTCGGACTGTTCAGGATACCTCCGTTTGCGTACCAGTCTACCGAGAACTTCGGAACTTTTGGCGGTATCAGTGACCACTCACCACTCGCTTTAAAGTGCGGGAGCTTGATCTTTGGAAGTTTCCATTCAAAATTCATGAAATCTTTTATTTTATCGATCACGCCTTTTATAAAATCCCGTATTCCACAAAATACAGAGTTGACACCATCACGGAACCATTCGCACTTATTGTACAGCACAACAAAAATAGCGATCAGGGCTATGACTGCTGCCACAACCAGAAGAACCGGATTTGCTGCAAGTACGGCATTAAACGCCGTAAACGTCTCGCTTGCCCCTGAAATAACCGGTGCAATCTTCGCCCCGATATCTATCACCGAGGATATGCCGCCCGATACTTTACTTATTATGCTGAACACCGGACCTAATGCCGCCACAAGCAATGCGCATTTAATAATCATCTCCTGTGTTTCAGGTGACAGGGAATTCCAGGATCCTATAAGATCTTTCAAGATTGGTGTTACCGTCTGAAGGCACTCCGCAAGTACAGGTCCCAATGCATTTCCCACATCATATCCAGCATCTTTCAGTTCATTCAGTGTGACCTTGAACTGATCCGCCGGATCCAGTGTTGCATTGAATGTATCGTCTACGTTTCCAAGATTATCATTCAGAGAGGCTCCCAGTTCCTCAAAATTCAGTTTTCCATCCTTACAGAATTCTGCCAGTGCTGGTCCTGCTTTCGATCCAAATAAATCAACGGCTGCATTATAGGCATCTGTTGAACTTTCTGCATTCAGCATAGTATTCTGCAGTTCTGAAAGAGCCTCTTTCATTGTTTTTCCTTCTCCTGAAGCATTCACGAGAGCTTTTTTCAATCCTGCCATTACCGCGCTGGTATCTACTCCTGATGTTTCGCACTGTCCCAGGAATGCCGCTGCATCTGCCGCTGACATTCCAAGCTCTTTCAAAGAGGCTGCATTTGAAACCATTGTGGATGCCAATGTATCCATAGAGATTCCCGTATCCTGTCCAACCTTATTCATTGTATCGAGCAGGGCTCCAGCATCTTCTGCCGTCAGATTAAATGCTTCCATTACCTTCTGCGTGTTATCAATTGACGAAGAAACATCCGTATCATTTAATTCCGCAAACTTTACAAACTTAGAAGATAGATCTTCCAGTTCCTGTCCCGTTAGGTGGAATCGTGTGTTTACTTCTCCAACTGCTGATCCAGCCGTTACAAAATCTGTCGGAATACTTTTTGCAATGTTTCTCGCCGAAGTCTGCATCTCTTCTAGAGCATCTCCCGTGGCTCCTGTTTTCTCCACAATGATGTCCATTCCCTCATCTACCTGTTCCCAGGCTGCCATAATACCGGCAGATGCCGCCGCGATCGGCGCCGTAACATTCTTGTTGAGAGAACTTCCGACCTTTCCTGTTGTATCACTGAAATTTTTCACTTTTTTCGAGTAATCTTCCAGTGTAGCTGCTCCACTTTCCAGCTTCTTATTGACATCTTCAAGACCGCTTTTATAATTATTCAAAGAGGCTTTTGCATTATCCAACTGCTGCCTGGTCTTTGATATTGCCGCTTCATCTCTGACCTCTGCACTCTCCTGTGCTTTCAGAATTTCCGTCAGTCTTTCAACTTTTGCTGTGTATGTTTCTGTCTGATTCTGTAAATATTCCTGTGTAGCTCTCAGCTTCTCCGCTGATGATGTGCTCTTGTCCCACTCTGATTTAGCAAGCTTAAATGCTGATCTGTTCTCATTTACAGCATTATTCACATCTGTCAGTGATTTTCTGAAATCAACAGTTCCATCTGCCTTAAAACTAAGGCCTACCGTCTTTAATCCATTATCCATGCAGCGCACCTCCCTTCTGTCTTTCCATCTCTGAAAATATTTCTAAACATTCGTTAAAAAAAACAGGATCTGAGTTCCAGAATTCTTCTTCGCTCATTCCCATTTTCCTCGCACAGACCATATATTCTGCCCAGTTGATATCTACTTTTTCTTTGGAGCAACCGACTTCTTCGCCTGTTCTTTTTTTTTATATTCTTTGAGTCTTTTTTCAAACTCATTGAAAATATCCTGGATGCTTTTTGTATCCATTGGCGTCAGCATCATCGCCTCTTCTTCATCTACTTTTAATCCATTCGACCGAAGGATCACGTAAATCATCTTTCCAGCCAGTTCCATATTCTCTTCTTCTGTCAGGTCATCTCTTCCATCCAGTTTCTTGTCAATCCCATTCATTTTCACCAGATACAGCGTGTAAAAATTGACTTTCACTTCCAGTTTCGATCCGTCTGTTAATTCAATTAACTTGGACTTCATATGATCACTCTCCTACTGCTGCCGTAAGATCTGCCTCTGTCAGAATCGGCTTTGCAAAGAACTTCTCTTCTGTCAGTCCCGCCGGTGCTGTGGATTCTGTTACCTTGCATACAATGTTTCCTGCTGCGTCAAATGGATACGCCCTGATCTTCAATGTATCTGTCTGCTCGCTTGCCTTTTCTTCTGATGTTGCAATATCATCTGAGTTTTCTGTCAGCTTGCATTTTGGATACCATTCATATCTGCATTTTCCATCCTTTAACAGGACAACCTTTCCATATCCGAATACAGGACGTTCGCTGTTACCTCCTGATAAGATCAGACCGCTTGTGCCTACGGTATCCCCTCTCATTCTTGAGATTGTATCATCCGGGAATGCAATTACCTCTACCTCAATGTCAATGCTTGACGTTGGTGTGTCTGAATCATAGACCTTACCTGATGCATAGACGTCGCTTGTCTCTGAATTTTCTGTTACTTTAACATTCTTTACGACTTCTGTTTTCTCAACATCTGCCTCATATGTACCATCATATCCGCCTGACTCATCTGCATTGGCGAAACACAGATACTGTGCTCCTACAGTCTGCTTCATTGGCGGTTTTTTTGTTTTAATTCCCATGTCTGCCTCCTAACTGAAAATCTGCTCTGTCATTTTCCTGTAGTATTTTTCTTTATTCTGTTCAAACAGCGGCTTCAAGTGTGCCCTTGCTGTCATTTTCTTTGTTCCATGCTCCACCATTGGTCCATAATATTTGCCCCATCCAACTTTGATTTCTCCCTGTGTTCTTTCCATTGCAAATGTATCAATTAGATGGGTATATCCTGGCTTTCTCACAGCACTTCTCGGCTTCGGTAATTTCAACAGATCATTCACAAATTCTTTTGTCCCTGCTTCTATCGCATCCAATGCGCTTTCCGGATCTACCTGCTTCGCATACTGTTTCAGCATCATCTCAAAGTCTTCCATCCCAGAATCATCAAACTCGATCTCCGCTCCATTGTATGTTCTGCTCATATGGCACTACCATCCGTTTCAATTGCGAAATAAGAATGCCAGATATTATCTTCTGTGTTGTATTCATGGGATATCATTGGATGAAATCCTAACTTTCTCAACGCATCCCGAAGTTCCAGAAGCTTTCTGTCCCGTGGCTTCCTTGCATAAAAACTGATCTGCCAGGTTATCTTCTCTGCATATTCTTCTCCTGATGCCACAATATCTTCCCAGACGATTTCCCAATAATCAATCCTTGGAAATTTCATTGTATTTTTGAGACTGCTGACTCCCTCGTTTACCGGGCAGTCTAACTCGTGTAAAATCCTGCTTAATTCTCCCTGTGTCATCAGATCACCTCTCTGTCGTATGCTGGCGTTTTCAATGTCAGCTCAGATTCTTTGAATCCATCTTTCGTGGTTACGTGTGCAACGTTGTAAATCTCGTGCTGTTTACCGTCTATCATGCACACGCACTTACTGTTGATCTTCTTGTACTGCGGAATCGCAAGTTTCATCGTCACCTCAACGCTGGCTGCTGCCAGTTTTGCCCTTGTTGTATCGTATACGGAAAGTTCCCTGTACCATATTCTCTCGTTAGTTGCGCGGAGCCTTTCTTCTGGATAGTCCTTTGAAGTATCTTCTTCAATCCGATACAACTCCAATACACCGTCTGTATACTCAGGTAATGTCATTGTCTTCAACCTCCGTTTCCATCTGCCAGGTCAAAATAACGCTTGCATAATTATCCATGAATTCACTTACACGATGATGAAAAGCATAATACATGTAATTCTTCAAAAGCATCCTGTAAGTTAAATCCTCCGTGACGCTACAGCCGGGATTCAGGCTCCCGACTGTCTGCTCACCTTCTTTTGCAAGATTCTTCAACTGACTGTCCCGGTAATATGGCGGGATCTGAAATTCTTCCCGCATCTCATTTACGAGCTCTTCCAATTCTTCCCCTGTCATCTTCCCGGTCTTCATAGCTTACTCCTTCGTCTGCGGAACTGTTACCTGTGTTACAGGAAGCACATACTCTTCCAGTTTTGTCACATCGAAGACAACTGCCACGTTATCATCTACCGCACGACCGTTGGCGTTGCATACTGCAATAATCAGATCTGCATCATCCATGGCCTTTGTCTGATCATACTCTTTGACGCGAACGCCGGTTGTTCCCATTGTGTAATATCCAGCAATGGTAAATGCTGCCTTTCCTTTCGGTACATTAGCATCTACAATCTTCTCAATATCAATAAAGGATTTGTTGATATATCCACCTGTCAGAGCCTCTCCGAACATGCAAGGATCAACGTACTCTGCTTCATCGGATGGATTGCACACCAGATACAGCTTATCTACCACACGTTTTCCATCATTGGTAAGAATCTTTCTTACTTCTGCAAGATCCTTCGGGCTGAACTTTGTAATATTTTTCTTTACTTCCTTTGCTTTCTTTGTTCCATCAACTTCGGATTCTTCAAGTTTACGGAAAATGCCAATCGGAGCGTTTTTCCCATCTCCATCAATATATCCCTTAACGAGACCATCCTGCATTGCTTCTGCAAGAATCGCTCTAAAGTAGCGATCAACAAACTCCATTGACAGCTCGCGGATTGCTTTTGGAATCACAAGATATGCAGTGAGTTTGCACAGTTCAATGTTCAATGCAGAAAACTCCATTGATAACTCTCCTGCAATTGCTGCTGTGAGTTCTCCCCACTCTGCTGTTCCTGAATGAGATGCTACGATCCACTTTTTCACATTTGCAGGAGCCATATTTACAAGTTTCAGGATTGGCGATGCTTTCTTAACATCATCCAGTGTACGATCAATAATCTCTGTCGGAATGATGTCGATCTGATTTGCTGTGAACGCCTGCTTGATGTCCTTAAAATTCTCGTAGAATTTCTTTTCTTTCTGAGACAGGTTACGGAGTCCAAGCTGTCTCTTGTAATCTGCATCTCTGCTTGCTCTTTCTGCCTCTGCTACTACCTGCTGAATCAGATCGGCGTGCATTGCTTCATCGATCATTTCAATTGACTGCATAATTGCTTCTGCTTTCTGATCTGCCGGTGCATTGTCCAGAAGCTGTTTCACTTTGTCTTTTACTTCCTGGCTTAAATCTTCAATCCTCATTCTTCATTTCCTCCTAACCAAAAAATGCACCCCAACCGGTGCTATCCTTTTCTTCCGTCTTTTCTTTTTTCTTATGAGTCAGCTGATAGAACTCAGCTAACTGCTTCTGATGCTCATTTCTGCTTTTCAGTTCCATCTGAAGTGCCTTGTTTTCTTTGATTACCTCCTGCAGTTTCATATCCGGATCTTCCACCTTCTGCGCAACGCCAATCTCATCAATCAAGCCATACTCCAGAGCCTTCTGTGGAGATAAGGTTGTAGTCTTATGCATCATCTCCCGGAGCTCTTCTTCTGAAACCGTAGCCCGCTGCATGAACAGAGCCACACAACTGTCCATTGCTACATCCAGATTGTCTGCTTCTGCCCTCAGATCTGCTGCATTTCCTGTAACTGTCTCCCACATATCATGAATAATGGCTGTTGTTCCCTGTCCCATGATACGCTTATCACACGCCTGCAAAATTGTAAATGCGATAGAATGACATCCGCCCATTACAATTCCCGTCTTATAGGATCCATGCTGTTGAAGCATGTTGTAAATGGCTGTCCCCTGGTCTACGCTTCCACCATTGCTGTTGAAATAGATCTTGATCTCATCTGTTTCCGGAATGGCATCCAGAAGTTCCTTGAAATGCTTGGCTGATGTCTCAGAGTCATCATACTGCCATGTATCCCAATTGAACGGACCAATTTTTCTAATCTCATCAAAAATGAAAATCTCATGCACGTTATCCGTTTGCTGGAATCTATACACAACTTTTTTCTGTTCCATGTTCTTTTCCTTTCCCTGTTATTACTGTTTAACGGACAGCTCCGAGATAATTGGATCACCTCCTATGAATCAGGTTTCTTGTGCCGCATTGTTGCTTCCCTCCCCTCCGTAATTCTTTGTCAGAGCTCGCTCTGTACTGAATTCTGTATTGAGTAACGGATATCCGACCATCCCTCTGATTTCGTCGAGATGGAATCCAATTCCTCTGAGTTTATCAAGATTTACTGCACTGTCTACAACATCAACATGTTTAAAGCGTGCAAGCCATACCATGACTTTCTCGTTTTTACTGCAGTAATCATCCTCTCCGACAACATAAGCTGTCAAAGTATCATTTATCACTTCTGCTACCGGACTGACAGCATATGTGATAAATTCATTTGTTGCGTCTGATTTTTCTGTGATATTGCCATTAAATACAGCCTCTGGAATGTCGAAAGCATTTGCCACCTCGTTATTGATCTGCAAAGCCATCTTTGTCAGTTCTTCAGCTTTCACTGCTGTAGTTATTTGCAGCTGTTCCACGGATGCATTCTCTTGTTCTGTTAAAACTTCAAGGGCATCTGACGTCAGTAGTTTTTTAATTTTTAAAACATACTGGTCTTTTGTCATTACCTTGTCTGTACCATCTGCCTGCTTTTCTCTGAATGATAATGCATTCGTTCCAAGCTTCAGTTTGAATCTCGGTTGGCTGGACAGCTGCATCATTGCATTAATGGAATCCATCGTCTTATCAAATTGCCCTACTACATTCTGTAAGTACAATCGAATCCTTGCATTGTCATATCTTAGATGAATCACTTCATCAGATTGAAATGTGCTGAAAATTATAAGATTTTCACCTCCGCAGCTTAACATCACATCTTTGTAAACTCGCTTCGCCATCACTTCATTCGTGTGTGACCATGATGTTGCTCTGTAATATTTACCTTTTAGCGGAATAATCAGAGCTTCTTGTTCTGTTAGCAGCTGCTTAACCACTTCCGTCCAGAACACTGTTCCACATTCATGGTCATTTGGCTGTACATTTAGCCTGTATTCTTTCTTATTTTTTTCTTTGCTCTCCGTCTGGATCAGTATGTCAGACTTCGCTATTGCCTTGGCGATCATCGTAATTGCTTTCTCGATGGCAAGCTTTGAAAGATTCAGCTTTTCCATGTCAATTGCAATGATTTCTGCTAAAGACTGTATCTCTTTATTTCTGTCTTGAAATAAAAAATCAAACATTTTCTCTTTCTCCTATTAAACATAGATTATCTGAACTTCCAGCTCATCCTTGCAGAACATAGCCACATCAAAAGCCATAAATCCATCATTTTTTCTCAATTTCGGTTCTATCTTGCCGAAATTTTTATTTCCAAACTTATCCTCGCTCACGCTTGTGTTATTCGTGTACCACCGCATGATTGCTGATGGTCCGAAGTTGATCATCCCCTGTGAGAACATAGACTGGATGAACGGTGCGATGATCCCAGTGGCTGATGTTATCTTTCGAATCAGTCTGACAATGCCATGCGGATTCTTCTTGTCTTCAATCGTGAGTCCTCTTTCCTCAAAGGCTTGCTTGAACAAGGTGTATCTATATGTGTCCATTGCGATTTTCTTAACTTCGTAGCTTCGCATCTGCTCCATGCACCAATCAGCAATTAGATTCACGTCAATTACTGGTCCAGGAACAACTTCAAAGTCCTCAAATTCTGCTTGTCCAGCATTTCGCAATGGAAATTTAATGGAATCAATAAACGGAGAGTCTGCACAGATCCATGTGTGTTGTCTCCATATCCATTCTCCATCATCTGTCTTGGTCAGAATACCTGCAGACGCGAAGTCGCGCACATCCGCATAGTCAATGCCGATCACTGCTGCCTGTCCTCGCGTGTCCAATGTTATCCGCGGAATCTTTCGTTCCAGTTCTTCCATTGTCTCGCCTTCATAACATGCTCTCAGGACATTTTGCCATGTTGTGACCGTCTCCTCTTCCTTTCGTGCCGATCTGTCCATTCGTTTTGTAATAAATTCAGCACGCTTTGACGGAATCTTCTTCATTTCCAGATAATCATGCATGATCTGATTCGCAAGAATCGGCATATATTCCATCGACGGATTCGCCTTATGCCATGCCTCCGGATCATCAACTTCCTTCATGTCATCAATCTCGCAAATAAAAGGGAAGTACCCTAGCAGATTCTCTCCCGTCTCCAAGATTTCTGCACACATTGCCGAAATTTCATCCAGCGGACCGTCTCTGACATAGCCATCTGTTGTGATAATAAACTCTCTCGAATGCTTGACCTTACCAAAAGAGGATTCAAATACATTGATCTGGTCATAGTTCTCGTAGGCATGGATTTCGTTCAGGACAAGACATCCTGTTCGCTTACCATCCTTGGTCTTTGCGTTCGAAGTGTTGTATTTCATCTCCGATCCTGTTGCCAGGTTCGTGATAAGTTCCTTTGTGACCGAAAACTTTCCCTTGAATTTTGGATTATCATGTAGCATGTCATAAGCTACCTTGAATGTGTCCTTAACCTGGCTCTCTGAGTTCGCCACAATTTCAACATGGTAATTTTTCACTCCGTAGAGCGGAGTCTGAAAGAAATTTACCAGCGGCACGATGAATCCATCTTTACCATTTCCACGCCCTTCCTTGATGAAGAACTTTGAAAATACTGGAATGTCATCCACATACATAAATGCAAAGGCATAAATGAACTTTTGGAATGGAAATAGTTCGTAGTAATTTGTTTTGCAGTACTGTAGACAGTTCCTATATGTTTTTTCATCAAAAAAAACATCGTTTCGCTTCAATGTCGGCTTCACGATGTTTTCTATCAGTAATTTTCTCTTTTTATTTATCCATTTCGGATGCTCTTCGGCATATTTGAGATAGTCATCAATTTCCTTACAAGTAACCATCAGTCGGTTGCTCCGGTTCCGGAATTGGTTCTTTCAGTTTCAGGTCTGCAAGAATCTTTAACATGGTTGCTGTAGTCTTCTGCAGATTGACCACAGATTCATTCGCTTTTTCTACGCTGACACCATTCCCATTGATGGTCTCATATCGGATTCCTTTTTTCCTAATATCTGCAATCAGTCTCTTTTTCAGTGACCAATAAAATACATAATCATTGACCAAATCATTGTAGAATTCTGCGTTCATCCCTCGCAGCTTCAACTGCTTTACTAACGATTCTTTTACCTCCGTCTGTGTCAGTGTTTTCTTCCCCTGAGTCAATCTTTTCACCACCTTTTTCACTCAAATCATGTCATTTTTATCAATTTTTCACTTCTTTTTTCGCTCTTTTTAAGCCTTTTTTGAAGTTGTCTGAAAACTTTCCTTCTTATAGTGAGTCCTGAAATTTGACCACCCCTGCCCTTTTCACGCGAGATTTTAAAATTTCTCCAGAGTCATGGCTACATCCCCGTTCTTCACTCAGGAAAAATCGCTGAGAATTTACCGGGGGGTCTATTTAAAAATTGAGGACAGCTGCGGACTCGAACCGCACATGCGACGGCTTGCACCGTCCGCTTGTCTCCTCCTAAGCTATGTCTGCCCTCAGTGTAGCTACCATCTTTCTTCGCTCGCAAGCTTCTTCTTTCTTTGGAATCTTCTTGGAGTCCTTCCATGTCGCAGATTGTGACACTTCACACACAGACTGATCAGGTTGTCATCTTCCAACCCTAGCTCCGGATGCTCTTTTAGTTCAACAATATGATGCACCTCTTCAGCTCTTCTGATCTTTCTGTCTTCTCCTTGCAGGATGCGGCCCGCTGCCACTGCATCCTCCAATCTCTTTCTGCAGTCCTGGCACTCATAGTGATCTCTCTCAAGAATCCGTATCCGCTTATGCTTTCACAATGTTGAGTTGTAAAATTTCTTTGCTTCTTTATCTGTCATAGTTACATTCCTTCATGCAAAAAGACACCTGCCGAGAGGATTGCAAGTGTCTCTTTCAAGAAATTTGTATGTATCTGTCCGTCTTTCGACAATATCAGATTAGCACAGTTAGAACTCCAGTGGACTCCACTCTTTAATTGATTTGAATATTTTTCAGTGCTCTTCCGTGTAATTCGTAGATCCAACTCTCACTGTACTCCATAAGCTGTGCTATCTGCCACCATGTAAATCCTTTGATATACTTGTAGAACATAACATCTCTTTCGTCTTGATTCTCCAGCTTATTGATTCTGTATTCTATATCTTTGTATGTCTGTACCTGCTTTACTCCCTCTTGATACAGCTCGTCCTCTCTTTCCTGAAGAGCTGCCGCGTAAGAACTTAAATCGCTTTGATTGGATCCATGTGGCATCCCATCATTATTCGATGATGGATACATCTTCATGTTCCTGATCTCTTCAATCTCTGATTCGATCCTCTTGATTCTCTTCCCATGTTTTCTGTATGCCCTGAGATAGGTTTTCTTCCTGTCGTTCTCGTTTTTTACATTGTTCTCTTCCAGTCTCTTCTCCATTGGCATCATCTCCTATCTTGTACTTCCTGGCTATGTACTCCGTTACATCACCATGCCACAACTGCTGCCCTTGTGTTTCAATCAGCTTTCCTGCCTGGTATGCTGGTCGATGAAACTTCTCGCTTGCCTTCCGATCCGGTGGATGCTCTGCCATAGCAGCATAATGTTCTTTTTGGTTCTACTGGATTTCCGCAGGACTCCAGCGTGTGTCTGTACTTCTTTTCACTGTTCATCACTCCAATCCAATCTCTGACCGCAACCGCTACAATATTTTCCATAAAGCTTGTCTATTCCTCTAACTGTTTCACCGCAAACTGGACAATCTGCTCTATTGGTTGATGTATATGTTACAGGCCTCTTCGGGATCTGTTTCTTCATAGCAGCTACCGCCATCTTCTTTGCTTTAATATTCTCCTCACTATTGGATGTATCCAATCCTTCAATGATTCTGATCGCATCTTCCATGCACATTCTCCTCTTCTAACAGTTCAGGATTGTCAAATACGTTGCCTATTACTTCCATCTCATTTAGCTTGATGTACGTGTCCGTAAGTGGCATCGAATAACAGAACGGCTCGCATTTACTTAATTCATCCGTTGGAATCACTTCATAATGCCATCCAATTACACTGTCTATTACTTCTTCGCTTTCCACTTCTATGACGTTAAACTCTCCGAATACTGCTTTTACAAGGTCTTTCGGATTACCATGACACATCAAAATGTCGTTTTCCCATATTTCCTCGCCTTTTAAATCAGTCAAATTCGCATATTTGCAGATTGTATTTTCATCAACAAGAAATTCACCATCAAGACTTTTATCGTTAATATAATTCTCGTCACTAAGATAGCCATGCACCCATGTTCCATTAAGATGTTTGTTACTTCCCATTCCGTGAATATGTTTCCCTCTGAAAAGTATTTCTCTATTCATATATCATTCTCCCTCTCTGTACGGTTCTGGTAGTGGCATCCAGGCATCCACAAAAAATCCATAGCTTGAATATGATTTTTCATCATCTCCCGGATAGAACGTACCGCCCTCGTCATTTTCTTCATATCGCGCGATATCCGGCATTGTGGAGTTTTCAAACGATACAAGAATATATCTATCTCCGTCTGGAAATCGTTCACTGCACGGAATCCAACTCTGATTTTTCGCAGATACTTCAGACGGTTTCCTGTTGTTCCTACCGGTCGTAATATAACCATTGTAATCAACTCCTCCTTTCGTGCTCCATGCGCAAATGTCGCAATTCTCAGGGCATACATTTGCCTTTCTTGCTCTTTCGCACATCTCCATTTTTATTCTTATATCTTCCTCATAGTCCTTTATGATTCCGAGTCTCCTTAAAGCCTTATAAAACAGTGACTTTTTTCTCACGTCTCTTTTTCCCTTCCGTCGTTCTTTCCATTTCCGCATCCACTCAAGCTGTTCTTGATCCTCTTGTTCTTTCCTTGTCATTTATTTTCCTTTCTGCTTCATCCACCTTACACATTTTCTTGATATATTCACGGACTGTCTGAACCGTTGAAAGCACTCCGTCATAAAATGGATCGATTCTTTCATGCTCTGCAATTGTTGCTTTTGTTTCCTCTTCTGCCTGATCCAGCCAATCAACCAAATCTCTCGCGTCTCTTTCTGTCATATCTTCTCCTTCTTTCCATTTCATCTCTCTCTTCGCAGTACATTAATCCCACATACTGTCCATAACTCATTCCTTCCTGTCTTGCTTTTGCATTTATCTCAGCCAGCTCGCTTTTCCAAGCTGTTGATCTCTGTCTTTTTGGCACTTACCTGCTCCTTTCTCCTCCCTGCCGCATCCAGGGAGGAAATCCTTTGCCTTCATGTTACAGTTTGTGACATACTTTATCTCCACGCCATTCAGCGGAGGTAACTATAAATAATTTTTCTTATACCTTGCTGTCCATTCTTCTCTTGTGTGTGTCTGCTCATATTCTGTCTGTGCTATTCTGCAGAGTAGTTCCCGCATTTCTCGGTTATTGTGGACCGCTTCCGGTCCTTCTTTGTGATGGTTCCGACACAGATCTACCTTGAGTCCATCTGCCTCAGATAGTTCGCGCTGTCCGGATCCGAACATGATATGATGTTCCTCTGTGTACTTCTTGGAAGGGTCGTCATAGAGTATCAAACAGAGATAGCAGACTCCCTTTCTACTCTTGAGGATGCTCTTTTTATGTGATTTCCTTTTTTTCTTGCAGGCTAATTTCGGAAATGCCATGTCTGAATAATCGATGCTCATAAGATATACACCCCAACTAAGTTTTTCGGATCTCCTTGCATTCGATCAAACCATATGCACGGTTCGCATACTCCTTCAATGTCTTTTCTCAGCTCTTCTGCGGAATCTGCCAGCATGATAATGTTCGTCGGACTGCTGCAAGCATAGACTCTCGCAACATATTTATCCGGTATATCCCGCGGATGCTTATAAATTGCAATCGATGGTATCGCTATCGCTGATAAGTCCACCTCTCGAAAGCTATGGATTATTTTATTATTTACTAATTTCATCTCCATTTTCATCTACCTCTGTTTCTAACCATTTCTTCCGGTGTATACTTCGTTACCGCTGTTTTTGGTGGATTGTGACCGTGGATCTTTTTATACTGTTTCTTTGCCTGTCGTTTGTTCATTTTGTTCTCGGAATCTTTTGCAGGCTCTCGCTCGTCCGTTTCTCACTTCCGATGGTCTGAGTATCCTGCATATTCCTTTCTTCCCTCCTCTCGGCCCTTTTCTGATCTCTTTATAGTTTTCACATTCTTCACAATGTCGTTTCTTCTCGTCTATATCCTGCCTTGTTAGCCTCGCATACTCATTCATGATTTTCTGCAATGTACAATTCTCACACTCTTTTTCACATCCGTTCTCGCATGGCATATCTACATAGTCAACTTCCTCAGTTCCTCCACTCGTTACCGGATTTGTAAACGTGCAATACTCTCTTGGCACATACATATCTCCGTAAACTCTTGCCATCTTTATCATCTTGCGTCCTCCATCGGTTTTCCGAACCGGTCAACCTTTTCACTGAGCCATTTGCACAAATTCCATGTATTTTCCAGATCTGTCACTAGCAACCGGTGGCTCTTGTATTCATCAGCCATATATTCCGCCATTCCCTGCTCTAGCAGCCTGTCCATGTACTCTTTTCTGGTACCATATACCGCCTCTATGACTTCTGTTTCTTCTGTCTGCTCTCTCTCGGCCGTTTCCGGCTCAGATTCTGCTGTTTGATTTTCTGTGTCTGGGCTTTCATTTTCTCCGGTTTCATCGTCCTCAACCTCCTCTTTTTCTAGTGTTTCCGTGGATTTTTGCGCGGGCGCAATTTCCTCTCTCTGGCTCTGCGCTCCTGTCTGTTCATCGGTCCTCTCTGCAGGTTCTTCACAATCTGCTTGGCCGCTTTCTTCTCCATCGGTGTCATCTTCCTCTTGTCCTGCTCCTGCTTCGTCAGCTGTTCCATAATCTTCCATGTCTCCTTTCTCGATCTCCTGGACATCATCAGTGCCAGTTTCTCCAACTGCTCCACCGTCATCCTCTGGCTCAGGAGCTTCTGTTGCAGTTTCTTCTCTTCCTGGCTCATCGGCCGTATCCTGTACTGTGGTTTCTTCATCGTCCGCTCCTCCAAAATGGTTCTGCCAGGTCTTAGGTCCTGCTGCCGTATCATCGAAAATCTCCCTTGTCAGCTGATAGAACTCCCACCAGGTCATATCCTTTGGCGTATCTCCGAATTTCTTAAATGTGACGCGGTTCTCATACATCATCATGAAATACAGTCCTTTTTTGTATGAACGGTTTCCGGCCGGATTTACTATTTCAGTAAATCGGTTAATTGTCTGCTCATCGAACTCCTCTCCGTATACTGCATTGAGTATGAGTTCATTGTCCTGATAGAACTTTTCGACCAGCTGACTGATATCATCAGCCACGCCTGCTGCCGGTTCGGTTTTGTTAAATCTTTTCAGCTCTCTGATATCCTCTCTGGACGTTTCCGGTTGAATCATCTGTCTGTCAGTATCTGGCAGTTTCAGCATTTCCTCCAGCTGGCTCCTGCCCAGTTCTGCATATTCCGGCCGGAGCTGTTCGGAATATCCATCAATGGAATACTCCCGGTTGATGCTCATAAACCTGCTTGTGATAGACGGTCCCAGGCCATACTCTGCCTGAGCAAATTCCGCTATGCTTTTGTATCCGTCCTGTTCGTAGAGCTTCTGATCGTCAATCTGTCTCAGAGCGTATCCGATCCGTACAAAACTCTGTTTCACTCCCAGGAGTTCCTGTTTCAATTTCTGTTTCATCTGCACCCAGTCATCCAGGGTCATCTGCACATATTCCATGTTTACCTCCTTACGCTATGGCCGCCGTCTGGATTGTTTCCGTCAGCGTTCCTGTTTTCAGTTTCATCAGCCAGGTGTTCAGCCATGACTGCATATTCTTTTCATCCGGTTTTTTGTCCTTGTCCCCGTACCACTGCAATATCCTTGGATTTTTTGCATCTATCTCAACCGTGATGTACGGAACGTCCGGCTCTTCTTTGAATCTCAGCATCAGTATGTACGTCTTTCCAGTGTTGTGCTTGTCCAGATATGTGTTTCCTCCCACGCAATGATGGAGCAAGCGCCCCTCCATGACAATTTCCTCCGCTGATCTGGCTGGTCTGATGATATATCTGTCATCTTCGTAGAGATATTTATTTCTGAGTTTCCTGTAAACGTGCCGGATCTCCGGATAACGTTCTGCCACCTCTTTGAGATGTTTGTCCATCTCTTCTTTGTTGGTTTCCATGACCATTTTGTTATGTTCCGCCTCTAAATCCTGTGGCTGTTGATATACTGTGTTGTTGAGGTCATATCCCAGGTTTATCCTCATGCTCAGATAGTCTGCATAGGTTGTGGCCGTGTGTCTGATCCTGGCTGAGGCACTGCTGCACTCTGTCCCATACTCGCAACCGGAGTATTTCTCTATGCGATTGAGTAATTTTTGCAAGGTCATGTACCTGGTTGCCATTTCCACCTGTGTTCCGCTCAGATCCGTTTCTGCCAGATGCTCCACCTGTTCATCCGTCCAGTTCTGTCCCTGGCGTTTCTCCATCTGCATGACTCCCAGTAGGTGTGTGTCTCCTTTCTTTCTGATGAGCTGCCTTACTCTTTCCTTTCTGATCCCCAGGAACTGATCCGGCCGTCTTGCATTCTCATCATCAACAATGCCGTAGTAGCATTTGACCAGTTTTTCTACCACATCAGTCAGTCCCATTTTTACCAGGACCTCGATCTGTGGCGTCTGACTGTAACGCTTCAGGTAGTCAATCGGATTTACCTCCCTGACGTTCTTTGCATATTCCTGTAATGCACTGTACTGGAATATTGTCCCTTTCATTTCTTCGTATGTCTCTGACATGATCAGACCGGCATCGATGGGGATATTTGCCATTCCATACAGATTGCAATCATCCCAGAAATCTTTCCCCATGTACGGATCATGTTTGTGATAATCTATCTGGACTTTTTTCCCTGGCTCAAAATATGCTCTTGCAATCTCCACTCCAGAGAGTTCTTCACTTGCGTTGTACATCTCCGGGCCTTTATCCCCACAAATGAATCCCAGTGTCCACTTTTTCCCAACTTCCACATAACGCATGACCATTCCGTTTTCTTTGTATTTCTGTCCCAGGAACAGATAGATGTATTTGTCACGAGTACCTTTCACTTTTCCCTGGCACTTGTACTCTCCACGTGCTCCGCACATTGGACAGGTGCCATAGTGCCCCTCTCTCGGTTCTTCCGTCCATCTCTGGAACTGGCTTTCGTAGGAAATTCCACTTTTCCATCTCGCATCTGTAACCCCTCCACACTTGCTGCAGGCTATATGTGCCCAGCAACCATGCTTTTTGTAATACAGATAATGCTGATTGTGAAAATATAATCTGTCAGCTCTGTCCAGAATCTCTTTTTCTGGCAGTTCTTTGGTATGTGCCATTCTATCTGCCAGTGCCTCCTGCCGGCGCATATACGCCTTGTGTTCTCTGTTCCGTCTGGACGTTATTACAATATCGTCCTCATGTTTGTATATGTATTCCCACCAATGTTCCTCATTGTATACGTTAGCTTTGCAGAACTTCTTTATCCTTTCCAGATCCTCTGTGCTCTGAAGAATATTTTCTTTTTTCTCCTGTTCCCATGTTGGGTGCCCTTCTCCCCATATCACTCTTCCATAACAACTGTCAGGCTTTATTTTCTGCCGTGTCCATTCTTCCTTTTCCGGCCAGTATGTGCCAAAATCTTTCTTTGTGAGCACGATCCTCACCAGTGGCATTTCTTTTGATTCCTTTTTGTTCCTGTATACTTCCAGAAAAAGATGCTTTTCATGTCCAATAATCTTGACCTCCGTGACGCCAATATATTTGACATCTTTCTTTCTGCTGGTTTTCTTTAACCCGAAATACGGGATTTTCTCGATAGCTTTCTTTTTCATCCGTCCCGCCTACTTTCCCATGTAGTAGTCCGTGATGATCTGCTTTGCTCTGGCCATGCCCGGAATTCCAAGCGTGACCTTTCCTGCAGATACACCTGCTGCCTTGATGATATCCTTGTCCACGGTCTGCTGATTCTTGAACGACCACATCAGGAGTGCTGCTATACACCCTTTCAGTGACTTTCCTTTCTTTCGGACGTTGAATGCCAGCAACTCATTTTCCATGCACTGGCCTCTCAGGTACTCCACCCAGTCCTCCATAATCTCTTTCGGTTTCAGCTCTGCCGCCTCAACGTCAATCTTTCCCAGTGCTGCTGTCAGCTGATCGCACAACACCGGAATCTCTCCCTGCAGATACATATCCACAAAATCGCTTTGGATTCCGTTCTCCTTTGCCATGACTTTCAGTGATTCTGTATCTCCCTCGTTAAGCAAATTCTCTGCGAGTTCATTGATTTCTCCGTAAGAATCAAATTCTCCAAACTTCTCAAACATCTTTATACCTCTTCTCCTTGTAAGTACGCTTCAAGCGTCCTTTTATACTCACTGTTGTTTTCGTATACGATCTCTATCTCGTGTTCTTTACTCTCTTCCAGGAACAACTGCCATAGTTCCTTGTTCTGTATGTCTTTTCCATCCGACTTTCTCCACTCTGCCCGTCTCCACTTTTCCGGATTGTCTGCCTGAACCATATTGCGGATAAATGTATTCCCTGTGTAGAATATGATATGGCATGACTCTGTGAATCTCTGCATTGCCCGAACCATGGCTAATAGTACGCTACGGTTATAGGTTGTTTCCTGTTCACTTCCTTGCAGGAATCGGTCTTCCGTCTTCCCGTTTTTCCTTGTAAACGCTAAAGCTGCCGCATATTTTCCATACTTCGGTTTTGACGGACCTGTGATCGTTGTCTCTATGTAGACTTTCACTGTCTTCATGTCTTCAAATCCTCCTGTTCAACCGGATCAATGTGTATCTCCGGTACTTGAACCCAGTGGCCGGATTGATTCCTTCATAGCTCTTGGCAATGTAATAGCCGGTCTTCTGTTTGATCTCTTTTGGCCATCTTGCCAGTTTTTTCTTCTTTGGTGGTTTCAGTGGCATGTTCCGCGAAGTGCTGTAACTGGATTCGCTGAGTCTTGGCTTGTCCCTCTTTCCGTCTTCCCTCTTTTCTCCCACCTTCTCGTTTTTGGTGATGTAGGATGCAAGCTGCGAGAAATCCTCTTCGTAGTATTTGCTTTTCTCTAACTTCTCTGCATAGATTCCACCATATGGCCAACATTCCTCCACCCAGCGGATCGTATCCCGGCATCCGGTGATGACCATGTGGATGTGCCATGCTCCCTTGGTTCCCTTCTCAATGTTCCGGATCCAGCGCAATTCGATCTGTTCTTTCTTGTATCTTGTTCTTAGCTTACTTATCAGATTCGTGAAATCCTTCTTTGCTTTCGCCATGTCCGGAGGTCTTGCCTCGACTCTGTACGTCAACGTCAGGAAGTAGTCCTCCTTGCCAAAGTACTCCAACAATCTATGTCTGGCTGTCTCCGCCTTATTCATGGCGTTCACTACTGCCATCTGCTCCGGTGTAGGCTTTCTCTTCTTTTCTCTTGGCAGTCCCCTTGCTCCATACCTGCCATCATGGTATTCCTTCACCTCCAGGATGTCTCCTTTCCGGAAGGTGTGTGTTACTCTCTTCGTTGCCATCGTATACCTCTATCTTTAATATCTTAATCGAGTATTAAAATGGGGCAGAATCCCCGTTTTTCTTGACTTCCTGCCCCATAGATGTTAAGATAATAATGTCTTTAATATCTGCGAGACAAAAGTCTTGCATTCAACACTTCCGTTACCTCCGGAAGTGTTATTTTTTTATCTGTTTTTCCAGCGTCCTTGCAATCGAATTCAGCGCGTAGAAGCTTGCTGATACAGCCAGTCCGATCAGGACGCGCTCCAGCGTTGACCCTGGCACTTTGACTGATATGGAATATGTAATTGCTGCTCCGGAAGCATAGAAGAGTCCAACAAGCATTCCTATCCCTGTAATAAATCTTGTTCGCCAAAGACTCATTCTAATATGATGTAATCTCCTTTGTTCTTCTTCCTGGCGTACTCGTCCGCTTCTTCCCATGTCCCAGAGCAGCAGCCCAGTTCCTGTGTTTTCGTCCATCTGATAATCCATATGTGGTCTTTCTCCTTTCTTCCTTTTTGTATGATGTGCACGGATAACATCGACTGCGTTCCATACAACTGTTTCTATGCTGACAGTAGCAACAATCCTCCATGCTTGTCCTTCTTTCCACCGCCTAAGCGGTTTTATCCTTTCTTGATCTCAGATGTTCGTTTATGATAGTTGATACATCATTGATCACTTTTTCATGCTCTTTTTCGCTTTTCCCCAGATAAGCAGAATCATCAAATTTGTATGTGCATCCGCTTTCTGTCTTTTTGATCTCTACGATCACCCGCATCACCTCCTAGAAAAGTTTATGTGTTACGGTTTGTACTTGTTGCTATTTTTTTCTCATCTCTAATCATCCTCATAGGTTCTTGGAATAAAGTCCTGTGTAAGTGCGTAAAACTCGCTGATGTATGTTCCTTCATCCGTGATGTTCAGGTCAACAGCGACATTGTGGTCATTCATCAGCATGATGCTTGTTGCACCCTCTTTTTCGATATCTCCGCATCCGACTCCAACAACCTTAAATCCTTTCAGCAGACTTAATTCTTCTGGATATCCGCTGTATCTCTTGTGATTAATACTTCTCTTCATTGTTTTCGCCTCCCTGATCTTATCCAACCTTTTTCTCTGAATTGTTTTTCTCCTGTTCCTCTTTCTTACTGCTCATTGCCGCTGCAGTTGCGATCGTTCCTTCGAGGTATCCTCTTTCTCTTTCGCTCATTGCTGGTAACTTATCGGCAAGTGTCTTGATAATCTGTTTTTCTTTCTCTGACATTTCTTACTCCTTTCTGTGTCTGCTGTTTTGTTGGTATATGTCAATTATATGTTGGTTGATTGCTTTTGTCAATCTCTTTTTTGCTATTATCCAACATTTTGCAATTTACCAACATTTTTTATTGCATTTTTTCCTGCCATGTTGTATAATCAATATCAAGAAAAGAGGTGAGAAA